AAAAAATATTCCTTCAGATCAAGTAATGTATGTAATTTTAAATGAAGATAAGTATTCTTCAAACGAAGAATTTTCAGCAAGATTACTACAGAAACTTCCTTCGTGGATAATTGGAATTGGTATTATTTTATAAGAAATGAAAAAAGTAGCAATATTTGGTTCAGCAAGAACTAAACCAGAATCAAAATGAGTTATTCACCTAATATGTGAATAAGAACTAATACTCATTGATTTCTTAAACAATAAACATTATAATAAATATTACAAATCGTTAAGGAGGTTATGACTTCATTTACACTTTCACAACCTATTTCACAGAGAGGATGGTTCGATGTTCTGGATGATTGGCTTAAAAGAGATCGCTTTGTCTTTGTGGGTTGGTCTGGATTACTTCTTTTTCCCACTGCTTATTTGGCCCTTGGTGGCTGGCTTACTGGGACAACGTTTGTTACAAGCTGGTACACCCACGGGTTGGCGTCTTCTTACCTTGAGGGTGCTAATTTCCTCACAGCAGCTGTGTCAACGCCTGCTGACGCTATGGGTCATTCTCTTCTTCTACTTTGGGGTCCTGAGTCTCAAGGGGATTTCGTCCGATGGGTCCAACTTGGGGGACTCTGGACTTTTGTGGCGCTCCACGGGGCCTTTAGTCTGATTGGATTTATGCTTAGGCAGTTTGAGATTGCCAGATTGGTAGGAATCCGTCCTTATAATGCCATAGCATTCTCTGGTCCTATCGCCGTGTTCGTCAGTGTGTTCCTGATGTATCCTTTGGGGCAATCCAGTTGGTTCTTCGCACCATCATTTGGTGTTGCAGCAATTTTCCGATTTCTGCTGTTCTTGCAGGGTTTCCATAACTGGACTCTCAATCCCTTCCACATGATGGGAGTTGCTGGTATATTGGGTGGAGCATTGCTCTGTGCTATTCATGGAGCAACAGTTGAAAACACTCTGTATAAAGATGGTGATGCCTCAAACACTTTCAAAGGGTTTGAACCGACTCAGGAGGAAGAAACGTATTCTATGGTTACGGCTAACAGATTCTGGTCTCAGATCTTTGGTATTGCTTTTAGCAATAAGCGTTGGCTTCACTTCTTTATGTTATTTGTTCCTGTCATGGGTCTCTGGACTTCTTCTATTGGTATTATTGGTCTTGCTCTTAACTTACGTGCCTATGACTTTGTATCTCAGGAAATTCGTGCTGCTGAAGACCCTGAGTTTGAGACTTTCTATACAAAGAACATTCTTCTGAATGAAGGACTTAGAGCTTGGATGGCGACTGTAGATCAACCTCATGAGAATTTTATTTTTCCAGAAGAGGTATTGCCTCGCGGAAATGCACTTTGATTTTAAAGACTTCATTGTTGGGATCTTTACTTCCATACGGGGGGGGGGTTGACACCTCCCTTTTTTTGTCCTATGATCTTATCATACCAACTGAATATTTCTCCAAGACTGCTGATCGTTGCTATTTCTTTACCGCAACTCCAAAGCATTCACATGCTGCATCAAAACCTGGCATGAATTGGGTTGATGTAATTAGATACCCGTAAAAGGTCTCTTTTTTTATTATAATGGAGTAGTTATGAAGAATGAAAAAAAGAGGTACTTGTAAAATAAAGCATAATAAATAATCATAGATGCTTTCCTAAATGGAACTCTATAATTCTTCTTCGGACTATTTGTTTAATCTTCAAACAACAAGTTCATCAGATGCAAAAAGAATGTGGAGGCAATCAATCAAAGACAAATGGAAACATAAATGTGCTTATTGTGAGAGCACAGAAGATTTAACAATCGATCATATAGTTCCACAATGTAAAGGTGGAAGTAATTTTCTTACAAATGTAGTTTGTTGTTGTCGGAGTTGTAATAATTCCAAATCTCATACTGATTGGGAACAATGGTATTTTAATCAAGAATTCTTTACAGAACAAAGATATGATGCTATTATTCGGTGGATGACACCGAAAACAAATTCAAATCTATATAAGTATAAACCCAGAAAAAATATGATAACTTAATGAAATCTAAAAGTTTTATGCCCTTATCATATGTAAGGGCATTTGTTATCGCAAATTTAGCAATCATTATACCTATTCTTTGTATTTTATGAAATTTACAGTTTATTCAAAAAGGCTTTGTTCATATTGTAGTAAAATAGAGCAAATATTAAATCGTGTATCAATTGAAAAGGGATATTGTGTTATTATTTACGAATTAGATGTTGATTTCAACAAAGAACAATTTTATGCAGAATTTGGTGAGGGATCTACGTTCCCGCAAGTGGTTTGTGGTGAAACTCATCTTGGTGGATGTTTTGATACAGTTAAATATTTGCAAAAAAATAATATTTTATAATGTCTCCTATAAATAAGTTTGATGGGTATGATATTAATCGTGGTGTAGAATTAATGCTTCGCGGGAGGGATAAAAATTCAATTCCAGAACAACTTCAAGAAAGGAAGTTTAAGTTTGATAGAATTTTTTCTTTTCTACAAAGGGAAATAAAATTTAATATTGAACTTTCTATTATTCGTAAAATATAAATTTCTCGGAAAAAGCAAATGACCGCACCAGAACTCACCCTATTTTGTTTAGTTAGTTTTTTATTTTTATGTGTTGGTGGAGTCATCGGTTGGTTAGCAAAAAATCATTTCTTTGAAATGGAGTCAAGAAATAGTGGTTGGTTGCATCCTGAATTTTTTGATTCTAATGGAAATGTAATACCAGATGATGTTATTTCAGTTAAATTTCAAGAAGAATATTTTGATAAAGATGACGATGATGATGATGACGAATAGATAAATAATGTATAAAATGCACTGAATTTGTAAAAAATGATAATGACAACATTAACAAAAAAAGTCACACTACCAAAAGATAAGGAAGTTTCTCTTGAACTTCCTGCAAATCCATTTATATTTGAGATTTTTGATCTTGTGAATAAAATGAAAACAGAACAAAAGAAGGTAGAAGTTTTAAAAAAATATGAACATCCTTCTTTGAAAGCACTTTTTATTTGGAACTTTGATGAAAGTGTAATCACAATTCTTCCTTCTGGACAGGTTCCATATTCAAATTTAAAATCTGAACAAAAATTTCGAGGAACTTTAAGTGATAAAGTTGATAATTTAATAGGCACAATGAATTATAATCAAACTACATCTCTTGGAAATGCTTCTAATTTAACCGAAGGTCATACTACAATTCGTAAAGAATTTAAGAGATTTTATAATTTTATTAAAGGTGGAAATGATTCTCTTTCTGCTCTTCGTAGAGAAACGATGTTTATTCAAATGTTGGAGGGTCTTCATCCAATGGAAGCAGAAATTGTTTGTTTGGTGAAAGATAAAAATCTTCAATCCAAATATAAAATCACAAAAGAAATTGTTTCCAAAACCTATCCTGATATTGTTTGGGGTGGTCGTAGTTAAAATAAAGGAGATTAATGTGAAAATTATACATCAAGATTGTGAAAAATCTCTTTCTAAAAATAAAAGTTTACCAACTAATTCGTATCTTGTAACTTATGTTTCAGAAGAAGGAGAAAAATCTGATATAGTTCAGTCTGCTTCTAGAGTAGATGTTTTTGATTATTATTATGATTTATATAAAAATATAATTTTAATTAAATGGACTGATGGTAAAATTAGTCCAAAGCTTTATGAGCAAACTAAACCAGAAAAGAAAAAAAGATAATGTATGATACAGTTTTTATTTCAGATGTTCATCTCGGAACAGATAGATGTAATACTGTCAAGTTTCTCAAGTTTCTTCGAGAACTTAAAACAAAAAAACTTGTAATGGTTGGTGATATCATCGACATTCATTGTATGGAAAAATATAATACTTTATGGAGAACACAACACACAAAAGCAGTTGAAAAAATTATAGAATTGTCTAGAAAAGGAACAGAAGTGATTTACATTCTTGGAAATCATGATGCAGTAGCAAGAAAATATATAGAAAATCAAAATGAAACCATACATTTACATAAAAACCTAATGATTTGTGACTCTTATATTCATAAAAGTCATCATAAAAAGTTTTTATGTGTTCATGGTGATATGAATTCTCAATTCTCTTCTGGTTCTTGGAAACAATATTTTATGAACTGGGGATATGAAACAATCACACCTCTCAACATTTTTCTAAATAAGACTCTTGGATTTTCTTTAATTAATTTTCTCAAATCAATTCCAAGAGGTAGGAAGTTTATTGATAAGTATGAAATGGATTTAATACATTATGTAAGAAAAATTGGAGGATATGATGGTGTAATTGTCGGACATATTCATCATGCAAATATTCGTATAGATGATGAAATCACTTATATGTGTTGTGGTGATTGGACCGATACTTGTTCGGCACTTGTGGAAAAAAATGGTGTATTTAAGATCATTAAATATTAAACTTGACTTTTTTTCTTTTTTTGTTTAAAATAATCAGAAGAATTTAAATTTTTATGAACCGAGACAAACTTAAAATTATTATTAAAAATCTTGAACTTTTGACTCAATCACTTAAAGAAGAAATCTACTCTGATACTTCGGCATATAATTATAAAGAAATAACATCATACATTGGAGACTTGGACAATTATGATGAAGTATTTGAGGACGACGATTAATGAGATATAAAGAAACGATTCGATTGATTAAAAAGGCACTTAAAAATTCAGAACTGTATTCTGATGAAGAAATTATTTATATGAAAAAATCATTGGATAGTGCAAAAATCAATCTTGCAAAAAAACAATATATTAAGCAACAAAGAAAAAACGGTTTTCGTAATTATGAAATCTCCGACAGTTAAGTTAGTTAGAGTCACACCAGAGGCAGAGAAACATATTGCATATTGTGCTCGTGTAAGTAATCCAAAAAATCAAGAGAATTCAAACTTTGAAGGTCTTCTCAGATACTGTATCAAGAATCAACATTGGAGTATTTTTGAACACGCATATTTAACTCTTGAAATTAATACTTCTCTTGCGATCGCAACTCAAATACTTCGTCATCGTAGTTTTACTTTTCAGCAGTTCTCTCAAAGATATGCTGATAGTACAGAACTTCAATTAGAACTTGAGGTTCCTGAGTTGCGTAAACAGGATACTAAAAATCGTCAAAATTCAACTAATGATTTGGATTCTATTTTTGTGAACCTAATGCAAAATAAAATCAAAACTTATTTTGAACAAGGTTTGTCTCTTTATAAGCACATGTTGGAGAACGGAGTTGCAAAAGAAAGTGCTCGTTTCATACTTCCACAGGCAACACATACGAGAATATATATGACTGGAAATGTAAGGTCTTGGATACATTATATTGCCCTCCGCGAAAAAAATGGAACTCAATCAGAACATATGGTAATTGCTGAAAGATGTAAATGTATTTTCGTACAAGAATTTCCTACAATTGCATCTGCACTTGACTGGGTTTGTTTTGAACCACCTTCATTAACATTCTAAATATCTCTGTATATTATTTTAACAAATGCCTACATATCCAGTTAAAAATAAAGAAACTAGTGAAAGAAAAGAACTTTATATGACTATGATTGAGTATGAAGAATGGAGAGAAAATAATAAGGAATGGGATAAGGATTGGTCTGCTGGTGTTGCCGGGGTTGGAGAAATCGGAGAGTGGAAAGATAAACTTATCAAGAAACATCCTTCCTGGAATACCATATTAGATAAAGCAGGAAAAATGCCCAATTCAAACGTAAAACGCATTTCTTAAATGGCAAGAAAAAGAAGAAACAATGATAATCAACCTATTGGAGTTGGTTTGACAACAAAGCAATCAAAAAGAAGAAAACCAATTGGATCAGAATT